AAGTTCAACAAACACTAGATATTTATTCAGATTCTTACCAACTCAGTCTGGTGTTTATCAAGATGATACAGGTGGTACTACTCAAATTTATTATTTTGCCTCAGGTGCTAATGCGTCAACTACTACAACTAATTTATCTGTTAAAATTAACTTAGCTTTATCTGGTAGTGCTGCTTCCTCTAGTTTAAATATTATTAGTTCATCTAATAATGGTGGTGCTTTATCACTTTCTGGTTCTATAGCTGGAGCTTATGCTAACGGAATTCAATTTTTCACAGGTTCTCAAGCTGGAGCTAATATTAATACAGTGGTTGCTACATTGGGTGGTGGTACTGATACTATAGGTGCTTCATCCTTCACTTTAGAAACATTTACTCAAGGTATTATAGCTAATAGTTCAAGTTCCCTTGACACTTCAGGTTCTTTAGCTTCAGGATCAAACCAAAATATTAGATGGGAAATATCACAAGTTGACTCAGGCTCAGGTACTTTCACTTTATTAATCAGACAAGGTGATGATAATAATAACACTAAAACTGTTCTTGAAACTTGGACTGGATTAAGTTTAGATCCTAAAGTACCAAATTACATTGTTAGACAATTAGGTGACCAAACATACACAGTTTTAACAGATGCTACAACACAATTACCTTACTTACAAGTTACTGGTAGTTACCCAAATGTTAGTAAATATGTTCGTGTAAAGTCAGTAGATGCTAAAACACCTGATTATTTTGATAATAATGGTATTCCTAAACCTCAATATACAGCATCATTACCTATTTTAGGAAGTGGATCATTTACTGGAGCTACAGGTAATATTGTAGGTAAAGGAGGTAATTCTTATTATGAAACTATATCTAACGGAGATACTCAAGGTTTAGTAGGTAATGATTATTCACAATCTTTAAAATTACTAGCTAATAAAGATGAATATAAATATAATGTTTTAGTAGCACCAGGATTAATTAAAAACTCAACATTTACTAACCATAATACATCTATTAATTTAGTAATTAATCAAGCCGCTACTCGTGGAGATTATATTGCTGTGGTTGATGTTGCTCCTTATGGTTCAAACATAACAACAGTTACTAACGCAGCATCATCTGTTGATTCAAGTTTCGCCGCTACTTATTGGCCTTGGTTACAAACAGTTGATCCAGATACTGGTGATTTTGTTTGGGTTCCAGCTTCAACAATGATTCCAGCAGTTTATGCTTTTAATGATTCAGTTTCTGAACCTTGGTTCGCACCTGCAGGTTTAAATAGAGGAGCTTTATCTAATGTAGTAAGAGCAGAACGCAAATTAAACAACACTGATAGAGATACTTTATATTTAGGTAATGTTAATCCAATTGCTACCTTCCCTAATACTGGAGTAGTAGTTTATGGTCAGAAAACATTACAGAAAAAAGCATCAGCTCTTGATCGTGTAAACGTAAGACGTTTGTTAATTTCACTTAAAGAATATATTTCTAATATTTCTCAGTTCTTAGTATTTGAACAAAATACTATATCTACTAGAAACCAATTCTTGAGTCAAGTTAATCCATATTTGGAATCAGTACAACAAAGACAAGGTTTGTATGCTTTCAAAGTAGTAATGGATGATAGCAACAATACACCAGATGTAATCGACAGAAATCAATTGGTAGGTCAGATTTATCTACAACCAACTAAAACTGCTGAATTTATAATTCTAGACTTCAATGTTTTACCAACAGGAGCAACTTTCGGATAATAAGAATTTAAAAATTGAATATTTATAATAAATAAAATATAAAAACATGGCAGTATTAGATCCAAATGAAATATTCTATACCGCGTTTGAACCCAAACAGGCTAATAGATTCATCATGTATATTGATGGCATTCCTAGCTATACCATCAAACAGGTATCAGCTATAACTTACGAACAAGGAGAAGTAATTCTTAACCATATAAATGTTTACCGTAAAGTAAAAGGTAAAACTAAGTGGAGTGATTTAACTTTAACATTGTTTGATCCAATTACACCTTCTGGTGCTCAAGCAGTAATGGAGTGGGTACGTTTACATCATGAATCAGTAACAGGTCGTGATGGTTACTCAGATTTCTATAAAAAGGATTTAACATTCAATGTATTAGGTCCAGTAGGAGATATCGTTTCTGAGTGGGTGATTAAAGGCGCATTCATTAAAGGAGGTAACTTCGGTGAATATAACTGGGATACAGAAAACACAGCAGTAAATATCAGTTTATCAATTGGTATGGATTATTGTGTATTGAATTTCTAAGTTAGAATAAATTTCTTAAAAGAAAGCTCAACAGAAATGTTGAGCTTCTTTTTTCTTATATATTTATATACGATAACAAAGTTACAACAAATAAAAATTATGGAACAAAAATTTAAGTTACCAACAGAAACAATTGACTTACCATCTAAAGGACTTCTTTACCCAGAATCAAATCCTCTAGCTAGCGGCAAACTAGAAATGAAATATATGACCGCTAAAGAAGAGGATATTCTAACTAACCAAAATTACATCTCTAAAGGTACAGTAATTGATAAGTTATTACAATCATTAATAATTACTAAAATTGATTATAATGATTTATTAGTGGGTGATAAAAACGCTCTATTAGTAGCGGCTCGTATTTTAGGATATGGTAAAGATTATGAATTTACTTATAAGAACGAAAAAATTACTGTTGATTTAAGTACTTTAGAACCTAAACAGTTAGATGAAAGTGTCATTAAAAAAGGTAAAAATGAATTCCAGTTTATTTTTCCATCAACAGGTACTAACATAACATTTAAGCTTTTAACTCATAGAGATGAACAAGCTATTAATCAGGAATTAAATGGGTTAAAAAGAATTAATAAAGACAGTTCACCTGAATTATCTACTCGTCTTAAATATATGATTTTATCTGTTGAAGGTAGTTATGAAAAGAAAGATGTTAGAGAATTTGTTGATAATTATTTGTTAGCTAAAGATTCTAGATTATTTAGAGAATATGTTAAATCAATCCAACCAGATATTAATTTAACATTTAACTATGATGGACCGGATGGCTTTGAGGAGGGAGTCACTATACCTATTGGGATTAACTTTCTTTGGCCTGACGTCACAGTATAGATTAAATCTATTCAATCAAATCCATGAGATTGTGTTTCACGGTAAAGGTGGATATGATTGGGTAACAGTTTATAACATGCCTATATGGCTTAGAAATTTTACTTTCAATAAAATATATGATTTTTATGAGAAAGAAAATGAAAAAGCAAAAGGTGAAACTAATAAACAAACATTAATTGGTGAAGATGGTAAAGTAAAAACACCAGAATTCGCTCAGAAAGCAAAGGGTGTAAAGTATAAATAACTTTACACCTTTTAATATTTATAATAAAATATCGGTATGGCTGACGATAAAGAGAGAGAAAAACTAACCCAGAAAATAGCAGATTTAGAAGCACAAATTAACAAATATGTTAAAGAAGGTGCTAATGACGCCGCTAAAAGAACGGAACAAGCCAGATCATTAACTGAAGAATTAAAAGATCAGTTAGGTATACAAACCAAAATCAATGAAGGTGAAAAAACTTTACTTGGTATTGCTCAACAGATAACTAAGTCAGCTCAAGAAAATTCTGTAGAATTAGGAAAATCAGGAAAAATTGATGATGCTATAAAAAAAGATAAAAAAATTATAGCAGATGCTTTAAGAGAACAACTAATAATACAAAAAAGTTTAACAGCATCTCAATTAGAAGATGCTGAATTAGTATTTGAAGCTAATAAAAACAGATTAGATACTTTATCTGAAATTGATAAAATTAATGATAAATTACGTACAGCTAGTGATGATGAAATTGCAGGTTTAACAGATCAACTAAAAATTCAATATGATTTATTAGCAGTAAGAGAAGATGATTTAGGTCAATTACTTGAAGTTATTGATGTTGAAACACAAAGATATGTTTTGTCAGGTCAATTACTAGAACAAGCCCAAGAAAACTTAAAAGCAAAAGAAAAAGAGAAAAAAACTCAAGATGAAATCAATGAAAAGTTAGGTATAACTGGAGGTATAGTAAAAGGATTAGGTGTTCTTTTAGGAGATTTTGGAAAAAGTCTTAAATTAGATGAAGTAGCGGATGATATGCAAAAATTCGCTGAGGAAGCTGCCCGATCTGGTAAAGAAGTATCAAGATTAGAAGTTTTAGGTGTTGGAGTTAGATCAGCTTTTTCAAATCTAGTTGGAAGTTTAACTGATCCTGCGGTGGTAATAACTTCTATGATTAAAGGGTTTAATGAAGTTGATAAAGCTCAAAAAGAATTTAGATCCCAAACCGGTCAAAATATTGAATTTGTAGACACATTAAATGATAGTTTTATATCAACCGCTGACTATATTAAAGCGGCTAGTGAGTTAACAAAAGAATTAGGAGTAAACGCCGCTGTTGCTTTTAGTCCAAAAGATATAGCTGAAGTTGGAGAATTAACTACTGGTATGGGGTTAGCTTCTAAAGAGGCAGCTAATTTAGCTAAATTATCTAAAGCATCTGGTACTAATTTAGCTGATAATACTAAAGCTATAGAAAGTTCATTTAAATCTTTTGTAACTACAAATAGAACAGCTTTAAGTTTTGGAGATATAATGAAAGATGTAGGTAATGTATCTGCTTCTGTATCATTAAGCTTAGGCAGCAATCCAGAAAAAATAGCTGAAGCGGCCATGCAAGCTAAAAAGTTTGGTTTAAGTTTAGAACAAGCAGACAAAATAGCAAATAGTTTATTAGATTTTGAATCATCTATCTCAGCTGAATTAGAAGCTGAACTTCTTACTGGTAAAGATTTAAATCTTGAAAAAGCTCGATCAGCAGCTTTAAATAATGACTTAGCCACAGTAGCAGAAGAAATAGGTAAAAATGCTGAAGTGAACGCAGCTTTTAGTAGTGGTAACAGAATACAACAGGAAGCGATAGCTAAAGCCATGGGGATGAGTCGAGATGAGATGGCTCAGATGATTTATCAACAAAAAATGAATAGTGGTTTAACAGCAGAACAAGCAGCAAAGGCCGCGGATATTAATGTAGAAGAAGCTAAAAGATTATCAGCTCAAGAACAAATGGCTAAAGCTATGGATAAATTAAACCAAGCTTTTGCTCCTATTGTTGAAATTTTAGCTTCTGTAGCTGCTTTTATAGCTGAAATTTTAAGTAAATGGTATATTTTATATCCATTAATAGGACTTGTAGCTTTATCTTATTTTCCTAAAATAGTAAGTGGTGTAAAATCAATGACTGAAGGATTAAAAGACTCAGTAAAATCAGCACTTGATTTAGGTAAAAATTTATTGTCCGGTGGAGAAGATATTGAAGACCAACTTCTTGGAGGTGATGAAGATGATAAAATGATTGATGTTGCTAGTAAAACTGATGATAAAGCAGGAGATTTAGGTAAAAAATCTCAAGCAGTAAAAGGTCAAGCTGGTAAAGGAGTCAAAGAATTTTTAACTAATTTATCTAAAGGAATTCAATCATTCAGTAAAGTAAATATAGCTGATATAGGTAAATTAGCTTTATCAGGTTTAGCTTTAGTTGCTTTAACTCCAGCCATCCCAGCTTTATTATTATTACAATTAGTTAGAGGTCCATTAGTTAAAGCTGCTTTAAAAGGTGTAGCTGAGGGATTAGTAGCTTTTGGTAAGGCATCACAACAATTAACACAAGTAGCCCCTTATATACTCTTAGGTGAAGCTTTATTAGCGGGTTTTGGAGCTGCTTTGATTCCGTTAACTTATGCTTTATCTTTATTATCACCATTATTAGAAGCATTTGGAAAAGTAATAAAAAATGTTTTAGATGGGGTAGCAGGAATAATAACAGCAGTAGCGGATGGATTTGTTAAATTATTAGATTCAATAACTATTGAAAAAGTAATAGCTGTTGGTGCGTTAGGTACTGCTTTAATATCATTAGGCGCGGGTTTAATAATTTTTGCTGGTGGATTAGCAACTGCTACAGCAATGATGGCTATAGGAGGTTTATTAGGTAATCCTTTAGATACAATATTAGAAATGGCATCTAAATCCAAAGCTATTAAAACTACAGCTGATTCATTAACTCAAATGGCATCTGCTTTAAAAGGAGTAGCATCAGCGTTAAATGATATAGATACTGATAAGTTAGAAGCATTAGGTGATTTTGCTACTGAGAATGCGTTTGTTAATGCAGCATCTGGTATTGTAAGCGCTATAACAGCGCCTATAGCCGCAATAGGAAATGCTGTTGGTGGGGGTGGTGCTGATCAACAAGCAGCGAAGTTAGACGAAATTAAAGCGATATTACAACAAATATTAACTAAAGAAGGTACAGTTAATCTTGATAGCCAAAAAATAGGTCAAATAACATCTTTGAAAACTGTAAAAGTTCAATAAGGTTAATATTTATAATAAAAAAATAATATGGGACTTTTAAGTAAATTACCTTCATCTAATTTAGGTTTAAAAGGTGCTTCACCTGCTAAGTTTGGAGACACAGCTAAATTATCTACATTACATAATGAATATTCTATCAATAATACTCCAAGTTTAGTGGGCAAACCAGCTCCATCAACTTTGGATTTAGATGGAAAAACACCACCTAAATATTTAGATAATCCTCCTAAGTAATTAAAATGGGATTAATTGATTTAAAAACTGATCTGAAATCACTCAGGTATGGAAAGGATACTCCCGGTGGGGGCAATTCAGGACAACCTTTTGTTATTAAAGACATCCCTGATGGAAGTATTAGTTCAACTAATTATAATAATTTTAGATTAGATTTTTTATTAAGAGGTGGTCAAGCATATGCTGAACGAGTAATTAGTGATGATTTAAGAATATCTAAGTTTTTTAAAACAACTAAAGGTATATTATTTGTTACTAAACAAGAAATATTAGCTAAACAAGAAGCTAAAAGAGCAGGAAATGTCATCTCATCATCCCCTGACTATAATTACAGTCCATTTACTACATTATTACAATTAGGCGCTAGTAAATTAGGAGCACACTTTGATGGTAAAGGTGTAAATCCATTAATTGATTCCACCCAAAAATATGCTTACATTTACAAAAATTCCCCAGTAAATAATTTAGTAAATATATATAAAGATAAACAAGTTGTCAAAAATTCAGATGTTAATATTTTAAGTTACGCGGGCGGACCAACATCTTTAATAGGATTAAGTAAAACATATATTAAATTCTCAGATCAAAGAACTGGGGAAAATAATCCATTATTAACTGTTAAGGTTGATGGAAAGTATACTTGGGGAAATGGTTTAGCTAATAGCCCAACCAATAGAAGTGATATATCTAACACAAATTATAATAATTTATTAGGAGCTTCTAAAAAAGAAGGTATACCTCAAAATTTATTAGGTTTTAATGACGTTGGTCAACAAACTAAAGCTTTTGGTCCTGAAGATGATAATGGAACTTTATCAAAACAACCATCTTTAGAGACATTTATTAATAGTAAAGGATATGGTCAAGGTTTACCTACAGATCATGAATCA